CGCGGGCCGCGATGCGAAGGCGCCGCGAACGAGTGCGACCACATCGGCGCGAACACCGACCATCGACTAGAGAACCTGCAAGCAGCGTGCCGCACGTGCCATCGATCGAAGACGGGCAGGCAAGGCCGCGCGGCACAACCCAAGCGCAAACGCGAACCCGAACCGCATCCAGGCTTCATCGACTAGGCCGCTCACAGTCACGTTGCGTGACGGAGGGGGTGGGGGCGGCCTCCCTTTCGTAAGGGGTGTTGAACGGCGGGGTTAGCTTGCCTGGGCTTTCCCGGGACATCAGGTCATCGAGGGCCGCGTTCCCGGGGCGCCGGATCTTCGGGGACCACACAGCGTAATCACCGGATGTGTTCGTGCAGCCCGTGTCCTGAAGGGAGGTCGTCATGCCTGGTGTCCCTGGGAAGGGCGGCCCGGTTCCCAAGCGGTCGCACGAGCGCGCGGGTCACCGTACGAAGGCCGAGATGCCCGACAAGGTGGTGCGGTCCGGTCCGGTGGTGATGCCGCCGCCGGATCCGGCGTGGGCCGAGGAGGCGCGCCGCTGGTATGTGTCGCTGTCCGAGTCGGGGCAGGTGCAGTACTTCGAGCCGTCGGACTGGGCGTTCGCGCGGCTGCTGGCACGGCTGTTGTCTGACCAGCTCGTCAAGCCTCGGCCGTCGTCGGAGATGGTGAAGGCGATCCTGTCGGCGATGAACGATCTCGGTACGACTGAGGGTGCGCGGCGGCGGATGCGCATCGAGGTCGAGCGCGCCGTGGCCGACGATGGCAAGGGCGCCGAGCTGGCGGTGCTGGAGGAGTACCGCCGTCTGGCCAATGGCTGAGGACTGGAAGACTCACGCGGTTCGGATCGGGCCGACGTGGTGGCCGGCGCCTGACCGGACGTTGTTCGTGCCGGTGGTCGCGTGGTGTCGGCGGTGGCTACGGCAGCCTGACGGGCCGGACGCCGGCCAGCCGTTGGAACTGACTGACCAGCAGAAGCACATTCTGGCGTTGTGGTTCGCGTTCGACGACGATGGCCGGTGGCTGTTCCGGCGTGGCACGATCCGGATGTGCAAGGGCTGGGGCAAGGACCCGTTCGGTGCTGTGCTCGCGGCGGTGGAGCTGTGCGGCCCGTGCCGGGTTGAGCGGCTGCGCAACGGCAAGTTCGAGGCGGTGCCGCATCCGGCGCCGTGGGTGCAGATCGCCGCGGTCAGCCGTGAACAGACCAAGACCACGATGCGGCTGTTCCCTGGGCTGTTCTCGCCCGAGGCCAAGGAAGCGTTCGGCCTGGACATCAATAAGGAGATCATCTACGCCCGCACTTCGACGGGGGCGACGGGCGTGATCGAGGCGGTGACCTCGTCGCCGGACAGCCTCGAGGGCGGCCGGGCGACGCTGACGCTGCGGAACGAGACGCAGTACTGGCGCAAGTCGAACGCGGGCCACGACATGGCCGAAGTGATCGACGGCAACTTGGCCAAATCTCGTGACGGCGCGGCGCGTGCTCTGAGCTTGTGCAATGCCCATGTGCCCGGTGAGGACACGATCGGGGAGCGCGAGTGGGACGCGTACCAGGCGATCGATCAGGGGCGCACTCGTGCCCGTGACGTGCTGTACGTGGCGGTGGAGGCGCCGCCGGACACACGTCTGGACGATGCCGAGTCGTTGAAGCGCGGGTTGCGTGCGGCCCGCGGGGATGCGGATTGGCTGGACGTGGACCGGCTGGCGCATGAGATCTGGGACCCGCGGACGACGCCGAGTGAGGCGCGCCGTAAGTACTTGAACCAGATCGTGGCTGCCGAGGACTCGTGGGTGGCGCCGCAGCAGTGGGACCGGTTGGCGGACCCGACGCTCGTGCTGGCCGACGGCGACATGGTCACGCTCGGGTTCGACGGGTCCAAGTCGGATGACCACTCGGCGTTGATCGCGACGCGTGTCGAGGATGGCGCGTGGTTCACGCTCGGGGTGTGGGACCCGGAGCGGTATGGCGGTGAGGCGCCCCGCGATCTGATCGACGCGGCGGTGCGGCAGGCGTTCGAACGGTTCGACGTGGTGGCGTTCTTCTCGGACCTGCACCCGTGGGAGTCGTACGTGGACGCTTGGGCGGACGCGTTCGGGCGTGATCTGTGTGTGAAGGCGTCGCCTCAGCATCCGATTGCTTGGGATATGCGGGCGCGGAACAAGGAGTTCACGCTGAACGGCGCCGAGCGGGTGCTTGATGAGATCGTCGAGGGCGTGTTCCGGCACGACGGTGATCCGCGGGTCCGTGAGCACGTGCACAATGCGCGGCGGCGGCCGAACGCGTGGGGGTTGTCGTTCGGCAAGGAGCACCGGGAGAGCCGGCGGAAGGTGGACGCGCTGGCGGCGGGGACGTTGTCGCGGATGGCCAGGCGCGCGTATCTGGCGTTGCCGAAGTCGAGGCAGAGGCGGAAGCGGTCGGGGCGGGCCGCGTTCTGGGGTTGATCGGAGGTGGTGACGGGTGCCGTTGAGCAAGAATGCCGCCGCCGATCAGGCCCGTGAACTGCTCGAATTCCGGCGGGCCGAGCGTGAACGTCTGGACGAGATCAGGGACTATCTGCGGGACGACCCGGACCGGCCGCTGTCCGGCCTTCCGCGTGGTGCACCGGCCGAGGTTCACCAGCTTGCCCGCATCTCGCGCGTGAACTTCCTGAAGTTCGTCGTGAACGCGCGCGTGCAGGCCATGTATGTGGATGGGTTCCGGGCGCCGCGGGCGTCGGATGACGCGCCGGCGTGGCAGGCGTGGCAGGCGAACGGGATGGACGCCCGGCAGATCGGTATCCACAGAGCGGCGCTGGCGTACGGGTGCTCGTATGTGACGGTGTTGCCGGGTGAGCCGGTGCCGGTGATGCGGGGTGTCAGCCCGCGGCACATGACGGCCGTGTACGGCGATGACGACGAGTGGCCGGTGTACGCGCTGCATCGGCGTAAGAGCGATTGGCGGTTGTACGACGATCAGGCGGTGTACACGCTCGTCCAGGATGAGGGCGACCGGTTCCGGGTCGTGGACGTGTCCACGCATGGTGCGACGATGACCGGCCGCCCGGTGTGCCCGGTTGTCAGGTATCGGGACACCGACGACCTGGATGACCCGGTGACGGGGATCGTGTGGCCGAACCGGGCTTTGCAGGATCAGATCAACGTGACCACGTTCGGGCTGATGGTCGCCCAGCACTACGGCGCGTTCAAGGTGCGGTACGTGCTGGGGTGGCTGGCCGAATCCGAGGAAGAGTACCTGAAGGTTTCGGCGTCGAAACTGCTGACGTTCGACGACCCGGATGTGAAGGTCGGCGAGTTCTCCGAGACGAACCTGTCGGGGTACATCGAGTCGCGGGAAGCGACGCTGCGGCACCTGGCCACGGTGTCGCAGACGCCGGCGCATGAGCTGCTCGGACAGTTGGTGAACCTGTCGGCTGAGGCGCTGGCGGCCGCTGAGGCGTCGCACCGGCGCGCGGTGGGCGAGAATCAAGAGGTCATCGGCGAGTCGCATAAGCAGTCTTTGAATCTGGCCAGCGAGTACATGGGGATCACGCCGGACCCGGCGGCCGAGGTCCGGTGGCGTGACACCGAATCCCGCAGCTTGGCTCAGGCGGCGGACGCGCTCGGCAAGCTGGCCGCCCAGCTCGGGATCCCGCCGCAGGAACTCTGGGAGCGGGTCCCGAATGTGACGGACCAGGAGTTGGAGCGGTGGCGGGCGGCCGCCGAGCGCGGCGACTCTCTCGCCAACCTGACGGCGATGCTGGAGCGGCAGGCCGCCGATCCGACGGGTGTCGGCGGTGGCGCCGCCTGACGTCGCGTCCGAGCTGGTGCGCGCGTACCAGCTCGACCAACGGCGCGTCTCGCGTGGGCTCCTGGCCGAGCTGCTGCGGCTGTGGCGCGCCGTGGTGCGCCTGGACGACTTGGCGTCGTTCATCCAGTTCGCCGAGCTGGCGGCGGCACTGGTAGGGCGGCGGCGTGACGAGTCCGCTGCCATCGCGGCCCGGTTCTACGAGCTGTTCCGGCAGTCGCAGGTGCCGGCCGCTGCGGTGGCGGTGAGCCCGTTCGTTCCGGTGGCGGCGGCGCCGCTCGCCGAGGACGCGGTGGCGGGCGAGCTGCGCGGCGCTGTCCTGGCCGGGTTCGTCGGTGGGCGCCGCGCCGGGTTCGCGCCGGGGAAGGCCGCCGACAACGCCTTGGTGAAGGCGGCGGGCA